GTGTAGACGCCAAGCAGATACGGCAGGTCAGCAGCGTTGATCGCCGGCGCGGCCTTGTCGGTCCACGTCGATGCGCTCGGTTGCTGGCTGAACAGATAGAGCTTGTACGTCGTCGTCTGCACCGACTTCGACTTGACGAGGATGTCCGTCAGCGTGCCACGCAGCGACTGGCCAAACACATTCGTGAAGGTCAGCAGACCGCCGACCACGTTGCCGGCCGTGTAGGCTGCTGCCGTGACCGTCGGCGTCAGTGCGGTATCGCTGATCGGGTTCGTAACGACCGTGCCCGCGTTGGCAATCGTCGCGGTGAAGGCGGCCAGAAACGAGCCCGAGCCTTGCACGCTGATACGTGCGCGGACGATTGGATACGTACCGAACGCGACCGCGACCGTGCTGGCGGTCGTGATCGTGTTCAGCGTGTTCCACGTCGAGCCATCGTTCGAGCCTTCGACGAGCAGCGTCGCACCGGCATCGGTGCCGCTGATGGTCGCCGACAGCGACGTCATATTCGCGGTGTTGGTCACTAGCGAATCGTTGACGTACGTCAGGGTTTGCGAAGTTGTGTAAGCCACGTCTGTTCCTCCAGGAGTGATGGACCGTTCGGGTTACTTGCGCTTGCGATCGTACGCCATGCAGTCTGCGGCGCACTTGCGGAGACCTTCGAGCATTGAACGCGGATCGGCCGCATCATTCGCGCGCTTATCGGCATCGACGAACTCTTTGCCGACTTTCTTCGGAATACCGAGCGTCGAATTGCCGTGCGCAGCCGCTTCCATTGCTCGATGTTGCTTTTCACTTGTGCTTGGCATTTTCGTCAACTCCTTCATTCCGGGGTGTAACGGTTCTGGCAAATTGTCAAAATCGAACCAGCCGGTATCAGTGTGTTCTTGCGCATCGACCGCCTCGTCGTCCGGCGAAAACATACGACCGGGCGCAGCGCCAAAGCACTTGAATCCGTCCGACGACTCGTACAACGGCGTTAGCTTTCCGCGATATTCGACGCCCATTTCTTCGTATAGCTCGCGTCGCGCCGCTGATTCGTCACTCTCACCGTTCTCGACGCGGCCGCCCGGAAATGCCCACGTGCCGGGCGCATCACCATTCGGGCCGCGCTTTCCGAGAAAGACACGACCGTCATGAACGAACAGAATGCCAGCGGCGCGCGCCATCAGATAGGCGAAACCTGCAAGCGAGCGAACGTGAAGACTGCGACGCCTGGCTGAAGGATCTTCTTGCCGCTCGGCGCCTTGTACGACTGCATGAAACCGTCCTTCAGTTCGTACCGTTTGCCGACTGCGGGCAACGACACGGTGAGCTGATTGGTCAACTTCGTGCGGTTCGTCACTTCATACTGCCATACGTTCTCATAGATGCCGATCGACGGCGAATCGGCCTGCAGCGTGAGCGTGAACGGGATCGCGTTGAACACGAAACCTGCCGACAACTTGCCGTCGATGCCCATGCTGTATTCGCCGTTCTCGATCTCCGAGAAGTCGAACGCATCATCCGCTGCGTAACCCTGAATGCGCTGCGCGCTCGTGTAGAGCGCTTCGACGGTCTGCGTGATCGTCGAGTTAGCGACTGTGAGAGTGCCTGCCATTTGCGATTCTCCTTAAATGACAGCGATGCTGTTCACGTTGAGTTGCTGGATCGAGCCGCCGTCCGTCCACCACAAAGTTGCGGCAGGGCTTGTGCGATTTGCACGCGCCTGCGCGATATTGGCCGGATCGCCGATCAGGAAGTACCAGCCGCGCGACTGCACGACGTCGCTGATCGGGCGCCCTGCCTGGGTGTTCAGCTGCTGGATCTGCGACTGCGACAACGTCACGCCTGCGCGAATGATGCCCGATGTGACGGCCGCGTTGATGACATCCACGCCCGCCTGATAGAGCTCGGTGTAACCGTCCTGGTTATACGGAATCGAGTTGTACGCGAGCATCGCCTCGAACAGCGCGCGCTGCAGTTCCCGATTCAGATAGACCTGATCGAGATACGTATCCGTCCACAAGAACGAACCTGATGTCTTGCCGTTGTACGCGATCGTGTACGTGTTCGCCGCATTCGCATATGCACCGATGTACGTGTAGCCGTTCGTCAGCAGCGCGTTCGCGCTCGCGAGATCGGACACCGTGAACGCCGTGCCGGCGTTGAACTGGCGGAATGCCAGCGTCGTGCGGCCGTTCGTAATGTTGAAGTTGATTGCGGCGGCGTAGCCCTGAAACGCTGCGGCCTGCGCGATACCGCCATAGACGGGCGTCGTGCCCTGATACGGCGCGGCGAGCACCTGTGCGCCGAACGACGCCGCGTTATTCGGCGTCAGGTCGGCGGCATCTGTATCCCAACCGTAGTACAGATACTGGAAGTTCTGGCCACTGTTCCACTGCGCGAATGCGAGGCGCGTGTTCAGATCGGCGGCCCAAGTGTGCGTGAAGGTGCCCCAGTTCGTCGTTTGCGTGACAAGACGATTCATCGCCGTTGCGGGCGTATCAATCGCGATACCGGCGGTCTGAATGTACGCACCCGACGCCTGCGACAGGCCGACGCCTGCGGCGAGCGTGCCGCTTACGTCCGTGGACGTTGCAGTCGGGCCGGTGAGCGTCGTCAGCAGCAGGAAGCGATTGCGTTGCGTGTCGAATGTGATCGCGAACGGTGGCGTCGTGAAACCGGCCGTCATGATCGTTGCGGCATTCGCGAAGCTGGTTGCAGTCGACAGGTTGATCGAGCTTGACGTGTAGGGCGTGCCGTTCACCGTCACGATCAGTGTGCCGGCCGGGAGTGCCTGAAGTTGCGAGAGCGAAATCGTCAGCACAGCGCCATACGAGCCCGCCGGCGCCGCCGCGGCGGCAAAGGCCGCGAATGTCAGCGAATACGGCAATTGGCCGCCGTTGACGGTGCCGGGGAAATAGTTATTCGCGGCTGTCGTTTCGGGCGCGTTCGGGCCGAACCAGGACGACACGGATGCTGCCGTGAAGAACACTTTGGGCTGGCCCGGCGGGATGGATGTGTCTTGCGTCAGATCGACGCCGACGAGCTTCGACGCGGCACCGCCCGCACCGATGACGCCCGGCACCATCTGAACAACTTGTGAAATCGGGATTGTGCTCATCGAGCGAGTTCTCCGTCGTGCGCGGGGGCGGCGCGCGATTGAAATGCCCTATTGCTGCGGCGATTCTATCACCATAGCTAATCGGTGGAAACTATGCTAGGTGTTATACTTTCGGTAGGAATCAAGTACAGACAGGTCTTGCAGGGTACTCGTGCAAACTTTCGTAACCGCGCCGATACTTTGTAGCGAACGGGACCACGTGAGCCCTACTAGCCTAGTGATAAACGGAATCTGGCTCTGAGTGCTGGGAGAGAACCCGAGCGATGCGCGACGCAAGGTGATTCGAACCGTCGTCATACGCGATTTCTCATCTTCGCAGCGTTCTTTGTCTAGCAACACTTCTTCGCCGTCACGGCAGGTAGTAATCTGCCGGAGGTTCTATCGTGACTGGCAGCGGGTCGGTGAAGAAGTCTTGCGGCAGCGACGCGATCTGGTTCGCCTGCAAGTAAAGCTTCGTCAGGAAGCGCTGTTCGTAGGCCAATTCCCCGTTCACGATGTTCAGTTGCTGCGGCTCGTCGGCGTAGAGTGGCGTCGCAGGCAGTGGCGCATCGGGCGTCGGTGTCGCCAGCAGACCGGCGAAATAGTCGCACGCCCACAGCGTACGCCACGAAATGGCGACCGTATCCGCATAGTCCGGACCATTCGGGCCGTAGCAGTCGATCTGATATGAATAGGTCGTGCGGCGCGTGTTGTTGACGAGCAGGTTCGTTGGGTCGTAATCGCGCTCAATCTGGTTCTGTCGCTCCTTCACGCCCGGCGAGATGACGATATAACTCACGCCAGGAGGTGTGCTCGTCATGTTCTGGAAGCCCTTGAAGATGTTCGGCTGCACACTCACGTCGAACAGTGCGGCGATGAATCCCCACACGGCGTCGAATAATTGATCTTCGGTCGGTGTCAGGGTCGCACTCATGGATTCGATCCGTTTTTCA